CGAAGGAGTCATTGACCATGAACTGCGACGCGACGAGCGTCCAACCGTCTGGCGTTGCTCCACCCGTTGAGTGGTCGCAGCCAGCGAGCATCAGCATCACGTGCCCGTTGAGCGTGCCGTCCGGCACCGCGATCATGACACTCGTGCCGCTGCCGCCGGGAGCGGTGGCAGCGGTTCCGACTTCGGCGAACTCCGCGATTCCGGCGCTCGCCCGCCGCCTCGGCAGCAGCGTCAGCGAGATCAGGTCGCACGCGTCCTTCGAGGGCGGGGTGAACCCAAAGCCGGTGAACTTGAGGGCCTCACTCGTGCCCGGCCCCGTCGCGGTCGCGGGGTCGTTGTCCTCGACCTTGGCCTTCTCGGGGTCGACCCACGGCACCGTCCCGATGCTGTCGTCCGAGACCACCGTGCCCGGCGAGCGCGTCTGCGTGCGGATGGTCACTTGTAGTACCCCCCCTCCATGCCGGAGCGCTGGGCGCCGAGCGCGGTCGCGTCCTCGACCTCCACGCGGATCAGGTCGGCGAGCCGCCTGTCGTCCACGTGGACGTGCACATTGACCACGGGCGAACTGCCCGCACCCGCGATCTCGCGGCTCTCGCGGGCGTTGAACACGCGCGCGGGCGAGCCGAAGTTCACGAGCTCGGGGCCGGCCTCGCCTACCCACGTGAGGCCAGAGGAAACGCCACCGCCAGCAAGCCCGGGGAAGCTCGGAATCGGGATGCTCGGTAGGCCTGGAAGCGAGATGCTGTCGGGGATCACGTCAGCGAGGGCGCTGCCGATCGCGCCGCCGAGCGCCTTGATGCCGGCAACGATGCCGTCCACGATCATGCTGCCGAGGTCCTTCGCGACGTCGAACAGCAGCGTGCCGAGACCCTTCAGGAAGTCGAGGACGTTGTTCATCGTGTCCTCGATGAACTGCTGCACCCCTGCGACGATCGCCTTCACGTTCTCCCACGCGCCCTCCCAGTCACCCGCGATGATGTCGAGGGCGGTGGCGATCACGCGCTTCACCGTGTCGATCACGAACTCGACGTGCGTCTTCACCTGGTTGAGCACGGGCTCGATGACGGCCCAGATCATGGGCCAGCGTTCCTCGATCTCTCCCACCAGCCACTGCACGGCCGCCACGATGTTGTCGATGGCGGGCTTCACGTCGCTCTCGTAGTACCGCTGGAACTTGGCGAACTCGATCGCGACGCGCTCGCCCAGCTGCTTCAGGAACGGGATGACGATGGTCCTCACCACCTCGGCCACCATCTCCCCGAACGCGGTGAGCGTGGGGATGATGTTGTCCTGGATCCAGCCGCCGAACTGCTGAAGCATCGGGAGGCCGTCGGAGACGAGCCACGCCATGCCCTGCCCGATGAGGTCGAACACGCGCGTGGCGACGGGCTCCACGGCGAGCAGGGCGTTGTTCTTGAAGAGCTGCCAGGACTGCGAGAAGTCGTCCGTGTCCGCGGCAGCGGCGGCGATCGTCTCGGAGCCGCTCGATACCACGTCGAACAGCTCGCCGACGTCGAACCGGCCTTCGCGGATGGCGGCGGCCATGTCCGGTCCGGCACGTGCGCCGAAGAGCTCCAGCGCGAGCGCGGTGGCCTCGCTGGCGTCCTCCATCTTGGCGATCTCGTCGACCATGCGGCGGAACGTCGTCGGCGCGTCCTCGCCCTCGCGGGCCATCTTGCCCAGCGCGATGCGGAGCGACCCCATCACCAGCTCGGTGTTGACGCCCTCCCGCGCGAACTTGCCGAGCAGGGCGATTGACTCCTCGAAGCCGAAGCCCATGGAGCGCAGCGGCGCACCGAACTGGACCATCTGGCGTCCGAGCTGGTCGATGCCGGCGCCGGTGGACTGCGAGGCGCGGAAGACCGCGTCCAGCGTGGCTTCCTGGTCCTCAGAGGCCACACCCCAGTCTCCGAAGAGGCGCGTGAGGTTCTCGATGTTGCTCGCGAGGTCGGTGCCGGTGATGCGCGAGAGGTCGATGAACTGGCGCGACCGCTCCTGCAGTTCGTCACCGGTCAGCCCGAGGCGCGTGTTCAGGTCGGCAACAGCCGTGGCGGCCGTGCCTGCATCGGCAGGAACCGAGGCGAACACGGCGCGGAAGTCGTCCTGCAGCCCCTCCAAGGCTTCACCGGTCGCGCCTGTGCCGATGCGGATGGTGTCGAAGGCGTTGTCGAACGTCTCGCCGACCTTGAACAGCCCGACACCGGCACCCACGGCGGCAGCGCCCACGGCAGCGAACGCGGCCGCTGCGATCGGCCCGAGGTTCTTCAGCGACGCACCGAAGCCGTCCGCGCCGTCCTGCGCCTTGCGGAGCTCGGGCGTGAGCTTGTCGCGCCCGGTGACGGTGACCGCGACCTCGTTCCCGGCCATCAGTCAGCCGCCTTCGGGTTCAGGAGGCCATGCAGGTCGATGAGCCTGAGCACGGAGGCGTCCTCGTCCAGCAGCTGGGACGGGAGGCAACCGAAGAACTGGCAGGCCCTGAGCACGAGCAGGTCTCCTACGACCCTGTCGGGGATGTGTGCGGGGTCGCGTTCGTGGACGTGGACCCATGCGTCGAGTTCTCGCCTAAAGGGGCGGCCACGGACGTCACCCCCTGCATCGCCGCCTCCCAGCCAGCCAGGAGCGCCTTCACGAACCCCACCTCAGTGCGGTCGAAGCCCTCCGGCGACACCGGGATCGGCCCGTCGTCGTCTTCGAGATTCCACTCGCGAATGAGGCCGCTCAGCACCTCGATCGCCGTCTCGAAGTCCCCAGACTCGCGCTGCGCGACGATCTGCCGGTACAGACCGATCTTCACGTTCAGCGAGACGACGACCTCGGCCCCGTCGTAGTCGGTGCCCTCGAAGTTGATCCGTGCCGTGCGTTCCGGCAGCCGGTACCCCATGGATTCCCCCTCCTCCTGACACCCCGTGCGCTAGGTGTTGCTCCACTGGCCGGACGTGCCGCCGGTCAGGCGGAGCTCCACACTCCACGTGATGCCGCCGTTCTGGGGGCGCGGGAACGAGATCGAGAAGATCCGAGCCTCGAAGGCGTACGCCCAGTCGTTGGGGTAGCCGATGGTGACGGTGCGCCCCGCCTCCGGGAGCCGCGGGTCGTCCGTGATCGCCGCCATGATGGCGGCGTCCGGGAAGCCCTGGCCGGTGATGCTGACCGTGGTGTCCTCGGTCAGCTGCAGCCGGTCCATGGCGAACGCCGAGATGGGCGTCACGTCCTGCTCGCCGAACGTGTTGGTGAGCGTCAGGTCGCCGACGTAGTCGGAAAACTCGACCGGCGAACCGTCCTTGTCGTCGATGTAGAGGCTCATGCCGAGCCCGGAGAACTTCGCCACTTCGTTGCCTGCCTTCCCGCCCTACAGGGCGCGTGCGCTCGCGGCGAACCGCAGCACCGTGAATCCGTCCGTTGTCTCGACGACCACCCGGAGGTGGTCCTCGGCACCCGTGAAGTCAGCGGTCAGCGCGAGGGGCGGCGTGCCGTCCTGGGCGCTGTCCCAGAGCGTGACCAGGTCTGCCCAGCCACTCGTGCCGTTGGCGCTGTCCTGCACCTTGATCACCGCGTCGTCGCCGGTGAACGCGAGGACATGGAGCCACACCCGCCCCGTCGCAGACCCGATCTCGACGGCGCCGAGCTCGTCGGCGTCATCGAGGGTTGCGACGAACGGCGTCAGCGCGCGCGACCAGTAGATCGCGCGTTCGCCGGCGCCCGTGCTGTTCGCGTTCACGGTGCCCAGGAGCGACCCCGACTGCCCCCGGTTGAGCGAGTACGTGAAGCGCTGCGCCCGAAGGTTCGCGACCCACGCACCGATGGCCCGGCCGCGGTGGTAGGAGACCAGGTGCGGTGTGCGCGCGCCCGGCGTGTCGCCCGTGAGCAGGTCGTGCACGCCACGCGCCTCGGCCCCCTGGCCGTCTGAGTCGTTGAAGAAGTTGTTGAACGCGAGCGACCCGTTCTCGATGAGCTGCGCGCGGTCCATGGCCGTCATGTCGATGGCGGTCAGGTTCTGCTCGCCAAAGGTGGTCTGGATGCCGGAGATCGACCCGACGTCACCAGATACGTCGTACCCGCTGACCAGCAGCCCGTCGCCCAGCCCTGTGCTCTTCGTCATCACTGGCCTCCCAGCTCACGCGCGATGCGGCGGCCGGCCGCGCGCACGACGTTCGGCGCCAGCTTGCGAAGGACCCCGAGGTTGTATCGCGCCCACGAGACGCCTGACGTGCGCGGGTAGTTCAGCGTGGTGTCGAACGTGACAGCCTGTTCGGCCTCGCGCTGGTGGCGCCGCGCCGAGAGCGTGTTGTTCTTCCGCCCGGGCTTGGGGCTGCGTGCCTTCCGCATCACCCGCTGCTCGGCCTTGTCGATGACCTCGCCGACGATCGCCTGGCGCGTGACCTCGTCGATGCGCGACGAGAACAGCGGCCCCCTGATCACGACGTTCACGGTGGGGTCAGCCATACGCGATCTCTCCCTTCCCCACGATCGGGAGGGTGAGGTCCACCACGCGGTACCAGTCGTTCCGGCCGAAGTCGACGTAGTCCGTGACCGCCGAGACCCCCGCGCTGTACGCGCCGAGCACGTCGACCGTGTACGCCGTGTCCCCGAGGCGGGCGTCACCGAAGACGCTCTCGAGGACCGCGTCGAGGGCGGCGACCAGGTCGGGGTCGATGCTGTCGGCGGGCGAGGAGGTCGTCCGCCTGTACATGCGGACGTTGTACGTGTAGACCATGGCCGCGCCACTGAGCGTGGACATCTCAGCCGAGGGGCGAATGTCGTCGAACCACACGGCGGCGTAGATGCCCTTGCCGGGCGCCTGCGCCGGCTCGTGCTCAGCGACGTGGTCGAACTTGCGCGTTGCGCCCTGCGAGTCCGTCCAGGAGACATCGCGCAGGTGGTCGATGAGCGCCTCGTGCGCATCGGTGATGATGCTCATAGCGCGATCCGCTCGACGCGCTCGTAGGCTTCTCGGGCGCGCTTGCGCAGGTCGAGCAGGGCGATGCGCTCAGGCGCAGCCTGCCCGCCGGGGCCGACCGACGCGAGGTAGCCGCCCTCCTCCTGGATCCGCTGGGCGATGCTCTCGGCGATGACCAGGTCGCGGATGAGGCCGGGAGGCACGTGTCGCGCGACTGCGGCGCCCTGCTCGTGTGAGGCAGCCGTGGTGCCGTACATGCCGCGGCGCACGGTGTAGGTGCGGGACGCCGACCCGTCTTCCAGGTCGTCACTGACCACGTGCGGGCGGTCCGTAACGAGAATCCGCTCGTCCCCGATGTGCAGCAGGTCGCCCACGCCCACCACGCCTCCGGCAGTGAGCGTCAGCGAGGTCGCGGTGTCGTTGATGCCGTCCGAGAGCGTGCCCACGGCGACCTCGTCGCGGGTGTAGCCCCAGACGGCCTCCACCTCCAGGGCGCGCAGGCCACCAGTGCCGAACGAGGCGCCGGCCTCGAGCTCGATGCGGTCAAACGGGCCTGCGTCCAGGGTCTCGGGGCCGAGCACGTAGTCAGTGACGGCGGAGCCGCTGGCAGTGAACTGGAGGACCTCCAGGAGGTCGTCATCGAGCCAGAGGATGGAACTGGAGGCCTGACCCCGGCTGGGCCAGTCGTAGCGACGCGTTGCGACCAGCGGGTAGAAGCGGCGGTGGAACAGTTCGTCCACCTTCGCGGAGTGAGTCTCGACAAGGCGGTCGGCGAGGTCGTCGTCAGTCTGCGCGTTCCACGCAGAGCCAGCAGCGCGGAGCTGCTCGCGAGTCGCGTACGTGTGTCGCGTGACCGCCATCTCGTCTCACCCCGTGTCCCGCCTGACGGGACGTTCCCCCGCTACCTCCGGCATCCATAGCCTCGGGAATGCGGAAGGTGATCGCGTGTGCTAGTACCGGTCGACTTCCCCCTGCGTCTGCGCCCAGGTGGTGAAGTGGCCCATCGGGCAGTTCCCCAGACCGTCGCTCCGCCGCTGGAGTGGCGTGCCGCACTTCGGGCAATCCACCAGCGGCCGGTTCTCGTTCTCTTCGTCGAGCGCACGAGCCTCATCGATGAGCCCACGGAGGCCACCGAAGTCCCGCGCGACCACTACGCCGGCTCCGTCGCCGGCGACAGCCGCAGCGTCCAGGTCTCGTCACCGTCGAAGATGTACGTGTGGCCCGTGTCGGACTCGAAGAACTCCGAACCCGCTGGCACGCCCTGCGTCGGCTTCGTGTCGCCGGATGCGCCGATGTACCGGTGGATCGACGTGACGCGCACGACGGCCATCGGTTAGCCCTGCCCGTCGCTCGAGACGGTGATGACGCCGGTGTTGGCGTACAGCGTCGCCTCGTCGTCCTGGTCCGCGACCGGGAAGTCCGCGGTGACCGCGGCGCCCTTGAGCTGGTGGATGGTGACGCCGTCCTCACCAAGGGTGAGCAGTGCAGCGCCGGTCGCCTTCACGAAGAAGACCAGTTCGTCGTCCACCCACTTGCTGCCGATGTTCGCTGGCATGTGCCGAGCTCCTTATTTAGAGACGGTGGTTCGTCTCGCTCAGTGCCTCGATCAGCTCTGCCTTCGTGGCGCGGCTGTCGACCTCGACCTCGCGCTCCTTCGCCATCTGCCGCAACTGGGCGACCGTGAGGGTCTCCAGGTCGACAGAAACGGGCTCAGAGGCGTCTTCCTCGGGCGCACCCGCTGATGCGGGTGCTTCCGGCTCCTCGGGTACCTCAGCGGGCACGCTGGCCTCCACGGGGGAAGCAGCAACGGGACGCCGCTGCCCGGTGTGCCTGCAGCGCTCCGCATCCGCTCGGAGGCAGAACACCGAGGCGCAGAGTGGGCAGCGGGCGTCCACGTTTGCCATCGCCTAGACCGCCGCCGCCGGCAGGTTCGCCGGGTCGCGCTGGACCTTCAGGTCGTGGACGATGGCGATGCACGAGCCGCCGTCCACAGTGATCTCGACCGAGTCGAAGCCGTCCGAGAGGTCGCTGGCGTCGATGTAGATCGCTGCGCAGTCGAAGTTGGTGGTGTCCTTCTTGACCATCGATGACGCGTTGTCGAGCGTGCCGTTCGCGTCGGCAGTCTCGCGCGTCCATACGCCACCCACCCCATCGCTGGCGTAGTAGTGGTTCAGGACGGCGAGCGCCTGCTCGCCCTGGCCTGCGATGGACTCCTTGATGGCGATCGCCTGCGCGCCGGCGTCCTCGAAGCAGAGGAACGTGACTCCCTGCGCGTTCTTCAGCGAGACGTGCTCGCCCGAAGCCACCGCGACCGCGTTGAATGCGAACCCAAGACCCTGCATGGCGCTGCCTCTTTCTCGGGGGCGCTACTGCCCTCGAATGAATGGCCGGGGCGGGGGGTTGATTGCCCGCCCCGGCTGGCTACTAGGTGTCGCGTTCACCGAGGATGACGAACGGGCTGAGCGTGGCGCCGTTGAGCGGCTGCATCGGGGACTGAACCCACGGGCGACCGTCGTTGCGGCTGGTCAGCTTCAGCACCGTCACGTCGTTGCTGAACTCCTCGTGCGGCGAGGACTCCAGGCCGGAGCCAGGGCGGTCGCCGATCAGGTAGTACGAGAAGTCGTAGAACCCGATGTCACCAGCGTCGCCCAGCGCCGGGACCTTCTCCGTCTCGATGACCGGGCGCCCGAGCATCGTCGGCTGCGGCGAGGAGGCGATGTTGACCAGGGCGATCGGAGCGCCGCCGGTGCCCACCGGAATCGACAGCGTCATCAGCTGCGTGAAGGTGGTCGGGTTCACGAGCCACACGGCCCGCCCCTTCGAGGAGGGCAGCATCCGCGCGTAGATGTTGAGGATGTTCTCGACGATGACCGTGTCATCCCCCTGGCCGGTCTCCTTCGCGACGGTGATGGTCGCCGGGCTGTTCAGAACACCCAGCGGCTCATCGGCGCCAGTGCCGGTCAGGAAGTCGACGTCCTCGGCAAACGCCTGGGCCTGCGGCAGCGTGGCGCGGATGAATCCGTCCAGCGCCGACACGTCCACGAACAACTCGTTCGGGACGCGGGCACCGGCGACCTGCTTGGACACCTCGAGCTTCGCGCTGCCGAACTTCGAGTTCGACTTCGGGATGCTCTGGCCCTCGCCGACACGGGTCACCTGCCAGCCGCCGAAGGTGCTGCCGACGTTCGTAGTCCAGTCCACGAACGGGAACAGCATCTTCGGGCTGGTCATCGTGACCTGCGTCGCGTAGCGCCGCACGATCGACTGCTCCAGGACCAGGCGACGGATCTCGGTGTCCATCGACTCCGGGATCAGCGCGCCGCCGAGCGCCGGGTCGACGCTCGAGAAGTCGTTCATGACCTCCCGGACCTTCGGCATCCGGTTCTGCACCGGGTTGCGATGCCAGATCTCACGCGCGAAGTCGCCGAGGTTCGTGAAGCCGATCTCCTCGATGCGCTTCGCGTACTCGTTGCGGACCGGCAGGCGCCGCTCCTCACCACCGCCCAGGTTGGGGCGGAGGATGTTGGTCAGCGCACCGTGCTCGCGCAGCCACTCGTCCATCGCGGTCTTGGCCGCGTTGGCGATGGTGCCGTTCTGCGCCTCACGGGCATCGAGGATGTCCGTGATCTGCTCCGCCAGCGGGGGGCGGGTCAGCTCGTTGTAACGGTCCTGCAGGTCGGTGAACCGGCCAGCACGGAGCCACTTGTTGAGCTCGGCGGGGTCGTTGAGCATCGCCGCGGCGGTGTCAACGTCGGTCGGGAGCTGGAGCTCCTGAGTGTCAGTTGCCATTGCTGGCCTCCTTCGAGGCGGGCAGGTTCGCCGCCACTAGACGCGTGAAATCCGACGGCAGCGGCGGCTTGTAGCCGTTCGCGGCCGGTGGGATCAGTTCGAGAGGGAGGTCAATGGGGTCAGCCTGCGGAGCAGGCACCTCGGCCTCCTGTGCAACCGCGCGAAGCGGGGCGGCGTTGCGGGCGGGTGCCTCGGCGACCTCGTCGGCGAGGCCGATGTCCACCGCCTCCTGGCCGCGGTACGTGGAGCCGATGCCGTCGTTCGCGAGCATGCGCTCACGCCACTCGGCGGCAGTGCCTCCGGCGCGCTCGGCGTAGATGGAGGCGATGTTCTCGCTCTCCTCGTCGAGCATCTCGGCGACGCGGCGGAAGTCGGCAGCGTTGCCGATGGCGATCGCCTGACCGTCGTGGATGAGGATCTTGCCGTTCTTCGTGATCACCCGCTTGTCGGCGGCCTGGACCACGAACGAAGCCGCGGATGCGGCTACGACGATCCGGGCGGTGACCTCGGCGGGGTGCCGGAGGATCGCGTCGTACATCGCCAGGGCGTCATCCACGTAGCCACCTGGCGAGTTCACGTTGACGGTGATGGTTTCGACGTCGAGGTCGCGGAGCTCCTGGACGAAGTCACGGGCCGTCGTACCGGCCCACGGATCCCCGATGACGTCGAAGAGGTCGATCTCCGCGTGCGAAGGCGCGGCATTGGTGACGCGCCATGAGAGGCGCGCCGACTCGGCGGCATTGGCAATGCGCGGTCGCTCCATGGCCCGCACTCTCGCGCGCGCGAGCGGCAGGAAACGGCCGTGGGCGGCAGGACTAGCGGCGGGTTATTGCGCTAGACTCCCCGCGCTGAATCTGAGGGGGGTCTCTCGTGCTCTATCTGCTGTCGATCTTGTTCCCACCAGCGGCTGTGCTCATCGCGGGCAAGCCGTTCCAGGCACTGATCAACGTCCTGCTGACCCTGCTGGTCTGGATCCCCGGCGTCATCCACGCCTTCATGGTGTCCGCGAACTACTACGCCGACAAGCGCACCGAGCGCCTCGCTGAGGCGATGCGCCGCGACTAGCCCTCGAACCGCCGGCGGTACTCGCGCAGTGTCCGCTCGGCTACGCCGATGCGTGCAGCGACGTGCGCCCAGGTGAGATTCGGGTACTTCGCCCGCATGCTCACGGCTTCGTCGTACAGCGCGCGCGCCTGCGGGTCATCCGCGATGCGAGGACGCCCCGCGCGGGCTTCTGAGCGGTCCGTGGCGGTTCCGGTGCCTTCCGTCGCCGTTGGGGGCGGTTCCGGTGCCTTCGTGGCCTCTCCGAGACGCTCCACGGGCGTGAGAGTAGCCGTCGTCGGCACTGCGAAGAGCTCGTCAGCGGGCGGCTCTGGAGACAGCCCTACCTTCACGCGCGACTCGTGGAAGCCAGCGAGACCAGCGGCGTAGTTCTTGCGCGCGCGCTCCTGAAGGGCGTCCTCGTCCTCACGCAGGGCGTTGATGTCGCTCAGGTCGAACACGACCTCGTCGATGCCTCCGAACTCCGGTTCACCGGTGGACGGACGCGGCTCGATGAACCCGCGGTTGAGCACAGACTCCAAGCGCGACAGGAACGGCGTCATCGTCACCGTCCAGAAGACGGACCAGGCCGCGCGCTGGTTCGCATACGAGCTGGTCTCGAGGCCGATCAGTAGACCGAGGATCCCGGGCGGGATGCGGAGCACCATGGCGATCCGCGCCTCGTTGACGTTGTCGATCTCGCGCGGGAGGGCATCGCGGATGCCACGGTCGAGTCCGAACGGCTTGTACTGCACGTCCTCGGCCGAGGTCACGAGGATGTCGTACTGACCTCCGTTGAACATGTTGCGGAACCGGGCGCGGATGTCGTCCTTCGTCTGCTGGTCAAGCTTGTTGTTGCCAGCACTCTTCACGTTCAGGGCGCCGCCGATGCTCGCCCCGCCCCGCTGGTAAAACGTCCGCAGGAACGTCCGCATCGCCCGGTCAATCTCGACGCGCTCCAGCGCGGCCACGATGGGGGAGACGCCCTCGTACGGGTTCAGCGGGTCCTGTGTCTTGAAGTGCAGTACGTCCTCGGCGGGCAGCGTGCGGACCGTCTGCGAGTCGACGCGGTACTCGTAGCCCTTGATGTAGGGCTCGCCCTTCGACATGTCACCGGGAATCGGCCTCATCCGGTCAGGGCGCAGGCGCCAGAGCTCGCCGACCGCGCCCTCCAGGAGCCCCTCGGAGTACCGCGCCTTGAGCGCGTAAGCGTTCCCCGCGAGGTAGTAGTCCATGACGATCTGCGACCAGAACTCGGCGCGGTCCTGGTACGGGTTGGGCTGGTTCAGCAGGGCCACGAGTGGGTGGCGGTCGAGTTCCTCCCAGAACCCGTTCTTGACGAGCCCAACGCTCGCCGCCCACTGCCCGGGACGGTCGACCACACCAACCGCCGCAAGAGCGCGGCGCTCGGCACGGACCTGGGGGCGATCGCGGCGATAACGGCGCCCGATGATGTGAGGCTCTGCCGCTGACGACATGAGCAGGTTGACCGCGGCGGAGACGATCTCGTTGCCCTTGAAGGCTCGGACAGTCGCCTGGTAGTCGCTCCCGCCCCCTCCCAGGCCGGGCGTATACGACGTCGCGCCTGAGATGGGCGTCAGTGCGGTGGGGCGAAACGCCCGGTCGAGGATGTCAGCGGGGAACACCGCCCGCACCAGGTCCATGACGGCCATCGGTCACCCCGCTACCCGGCCACGAGGCCGAACAGTCTCCAGGCGATCCCCAGCACGACCGCCCCTCCCATGATAGCAACCGCGCAAGCGATCGAGCGGATAATCCAGACACCGAGGATCGACAAGTCCGCGTTTCGCTCATCCATTGAGGAACCACACCTCCGCTACGCCGCCTCGCTGCCGTGATTCGGGAAGCGCGAGGTAGTCCTGCCTGCACTGCCGCGCCAGCGTCGCCGCGGCGACGGCGTCGACCTTGTTCGGGCTGCCCGGTGACTCCTTCGAGAACGTGACCCCCCCAAACCTCGACGGGCGGCGGCGGGCGTTCACGAGGTGTTGCCGGAACTCCTTGTCGCCGTCGAATGTCACCGGCAGCGTTCCACCCTCCAGGAGCGCCGCTCGCTCGTCCTCGTCCGTCACCCCCGCCACGAGGCCAGCCGCCTCGACGATGGCGGCCTCCAGGCCCTGCACGGCCCGCACGACGGCCTTCTGGCCGGCCAGGACGCCTTCTGCGGCGTCTGCGTCGTCGCTCGCCTTCCCGCGCATGTCCCACGCGACCGGATGCCGCGCCGTGGACTTCGCGCAGAGCTGGTCGCCGTAGTCCTGCTCCCAGTCCTCGATCGCCGACTCCCACAGGTGCACGTCGGCGTAGAAGCCGACGACGTCCCATCGCTCGAACGCCGCGGCCACGGCCTCCTTTACGTGCGAGACGGGGATCTGGCCGCCGTGGTCCTCGGGCTTCCAGATCTCGACGCGGAACAGGTGCCCGCTCTCCACCTCGCAGCCGATGAGCGCGGCGTGGTCGTTGGTGCGCGCACCGTCGAAGCCGAGGGTGACCTGATCACCGTCCGGCGGGACGTAGCCCTCGCGGGCGATCGAGTCGACCTCCTGCGGCGTCACCCACGCCTCGGAGTGCGCGGTCACCTGGTTGAGGTAGTACCTGCGCGAGTCCTCGACGCTGTTTCGCGGGTCGTAGATCTCGTCCACCTTGCGGTCGAAGTCGGTGTACGAGGCGGCGTCGCCGTAGGCCTCGACTAGGCCCGCGCGGAGGGACTTCTCGTCCGCCAGGTCAACGTTCGCGGGCGCCTGGCGGTGGTTGAAGTACAGGCGGGGCCGCTTCACCTTGCCGGCGAGAATGTTCGTCGCGAGCGTGTGCGACTGCTCGGCGACGGAGTTCTGGCCGGGCTGGTACATCGTCGAGGTCTCGATCGACCACGGTTCCGCGTCCTTGCGCTTGGTCAGGTTGCGGCGGACGGTCGCGTACATGCGCCGCAGGGCGGGCGTGATGTACAGGTGGGTCTCGTCGAAGCTCACGTGGGTCTCGAGGCCACCGTCCTTCGACGCGTCACTGGCGGTCGAGGGCCGGATCTCGCCCTTGTCCGGCAGGTACACGCGCGTGAGCCCGATGTCGTCCTTGCGCCGGAACGCCTCGCGCAGAGGGCCGTCCAGCAGGTTGTCGTAGATCGTGTCGTAGACGTTCCCGGCCTGCTCCTCCTCGGTGGCGAGGATGCGGATGAAGGGCCGAACGATGGGGCGCCCCATGGGCTCACCCGGCTGGTACACGTACCGGAAGTCCATGAACTCGTAGGCCTCGCCGCCTGTCGCCCAGCCCGCAAATCGACACGGGCCCAACGCCTCGAAAAGCGCGACCAGGGCAGCGAAGCCGGACTTCCAGGAGCCCTTGGGGCGACTGTAGAAGCACGAGTCGTAGAGCCGTCGCCCGCGCCGGTCGAGGGCGTAGGCGTCCACCGTGAACTCGACCAGCTCGTCCGTGAGCGGGATCGCTCCCTCGACGCCTGGGCGGAGCGGCGTACCGGCAATGTCACCGGGACCGTAGATGCCGAAGTGCTCAATCCACGCCGAGGCCAGCCACCCGAGCGAGCGGGTGCGTTCGTGCCCTGACGCGGTGACGAGCTCGAGCGGCATCGGCTACTTGCCTCCCGCGATGCGCTTGCGGCGCTCGTCGGCGAAGTTCGTCACCTGCGGATCACGCTTCGCCTTGGTCTGTTCCTCCGGCTCCGCGGGGACGTATCGGATGCGCAGGTCGCGCCGGGCGCCGAGGGTTGTGCCCATGCGGTCCTCGCGGATGCGGAGCTCCGGCGCCCGCGCCATGTCGCCGCGGACGAAGGCGGCGTGGACGCGGGCTGTGTCGAGCGCGAACTGCCAGTCACCGTCACCCCACAGGGCGCAGTGGGGAAGCTTCGTCACGCGGTTCCACCACGACCGCGTCTGCTGCGGCGTGCCCTTCGGAAGCTCGGGCCTCTTGCCCGTGTACGGACGGTCAACCACCTCCGTCCAGTCGTGGACGAGCGTGTTGCGGTGGACCGTCGTGCCCTCCGGCTTCGGCTTTGCTCCAGCTACCATCACAGGCCTCCGTTCTCGAGTCCGGGTTCTGTACACACCGCGAAATGGG